AAAGTCTTATGGTAAATCAGATGTTAAGTTTGTAGATAAGTTAACTACATGGGCTGATGTTATCAGAAAAACATACTTTGATGGTGGTGTTGATGAGATTATCTCAACAAGAAGATTAGTCCAGATAACTCAAGCTTATTCAATCTTTGATAATAAGATGAAAGCGATTCAAATGTGTACTAATAGATTTGATGATGATACAAAAAATTCATTTGTTGAGTTATATACTAAAGTTGACTCTGGCGCCAATGTCGAAGACATTATGGAAGACCAGAGAAAAGCTGATGTAGAGTCACAAGCGAATGACAACGATAGTGAGTCGGATGACAGTGATGTTATCTAAATCTATCAAACATAGTGTAGTCCTAGGTGGAGGGGTAGTGCCCTCCACCATTATTACACATAACTTATATAATGGAATAAATGATGACTAAAAAATATAAAAATGAAGAATACATTAAGACTAAAGTTGGTACAAATAATTTTAATACTACTATTAGTTTAATGGAAAAAATATGGCCTAATAAAAAATCTTACACAGGTGATGATGTTAATAAACTATATGAAGGACTAATAGAAGATGTTGATGTTAAAAAATTAACAAAAACAGTTGTTGAACAACCTATTAGATCACAAATTAAAACAAACGATTTTGAAATAAAATCTCTTATGAGAGCTAATAAACTGTTATATAAAGATTTAGGTAAGGAGGTAAAATAATTTGTCAGTTACAATACAAGTCAGGAACGGAAACGTAGAGCAAGCTTTGAGGGTTTTAAAAAAGAAACTTCAAAAAGATGGCCTCCTAAAAGAGTTAAAAGCAAAACAATACTTTGAAAAACCGTCAGAGAAAAAAAGACGTAAGAAAAAAGAAGGTATTGCCAACTTTAAAAAGAAGCAAAAGAAGCTTAGACTTACCAGAGGTTTTTAGATTTTTACGCCGTGTTGATGTATATATAATACTGTAGGCTACTCGTAAGTCCTACGGCGTAAAGAACTCCGATAGATTATCGGTGTCGCTAAACCGTGATCTTTGGCAGTTTGTACTCGGTGACAAAAGAAACTGCCATTTATAGGTTGTAATTTTAAGATTAGTACCTATATAAATAATAATAGATCGCCATAATGGGATCTACAAAATGAAACTCGCTTATAACAAAGGAGGTTTTTATGACCAATAAAGCAATTTCAATTTTCAATCAATTAAGACCATTATCAGTAGGATATGATGATGTATTTGACCATTTTGAGTCAATGTTTAATCATCAATATGACAGTATAAGTCAGCCTAATTACCCACCTTATAACATAGTAAAGACAGGTAAATACAACTATGATATACAGGTTGCCTTAGCAGGCTATGGTAAAAAAGATGTTGATGTGTCTTTTGAGAATAGTGTCCTAACAATCAAGTCTGTCAAAGATGAGGCAGAAAAAGAGGTTGAGGACAATGATGGTGTACTTCATAAAGGTATCGCCAAAAGAATGTTCTCTAAATCTTTTACAATCGCCGAAGATGTAGAAATCAAAGGTGCTGAGTTAAAAGATGGTCTTTTAGTGGTGTCTATGGAAAGAATTATTCCAGACCACAAAAAAGCTAGAACAATAACAATTAAATAATTAATCCTGAAAGGCGGAGAGCATTGACTTTCCGCCTTTTTTAATATATACTCTTATTATGTTTAGTTATCTTGGTGGTAAAAAGTTTCAGGCAAAATGGATTGCCTCACAATTTCCAAAACACAACACTTATGTTGAACCATTTGGTGGTGCTTATTGGGTTTACTTTATGGCCAACCATCAAATAGATCAGGCTCACACAAACGTATATAACGATTTCAATAAAGACATAGCCAATATATTTCATTGTGCCAGATATGATGATCAAAAATTTTTAAAGTCTTTACTATCATATGAAGACCAAAACAAAGAACTCTTTGACCAATTCAGATCAGAATTAATACCTTTTAATACTAACTTTGAATTAGGAGATATTGATAGGGCCACCAAGTATTTGTATTTACAAACACAAAGCTTTTCAGGAGACACCTTAACAGAAAAAACAAAATTCGTACACTTGAAAGGTAAATACCGTTCAAAGTACCTACACTTTATAGATAAGATTTCAAATAAAAAATGGTTATATCATATTAAAGGTATTAACCATGTACATAACGAATCATTTGAAACAGTTATTGATCTATATGATAAACCAGATACATTATTTTATTGTGATCCACCATATTACAAAATGGAAGACTATTATGTACAGGACTTTCAAAGAAGTCAACACGAAGACCTGGCAAACAAATTAAAGTCAATCAAAGGTAAGTTTGTATTATCTTATTATGACTTTCCACAACTATCGGAGTGGTTTCCAAAAGAAGAATATCATTGGATTTCTAAAGAATTTAGTAAAGCAAATAGCACCAAGTCTAAAAAGAAGACTACCAGTAGAGGTAAAGAAATATTGGTTATGAACTTCAAACCAGCATTGACATTGGAGTAGTTTTGTGTTATATTAAGTTAAATGCGGATATCGTATAAAAGTATTATGAGGCATTACCAATGCTTAGAAAGAGGGGCAGTACCTCTTATCCGCTCCAAAATTAAAAAAGGATATTATGTTACCAAAGATTAAGTTTAAAGTAAGAGAAGGCGATATAGATGAGGCCGGTGGTTGTACATTTGACAATGGTAAGTGGACAACTAAAACAACAGATGATTATTTCAAAGGCAAAAAAGTAGTATTGTTCAGTTTACCAGGAGCATTTACTCCTACTTGTACATCACAACAATTACCTGGCTTTGAAAACAATATAGAAAAATTTAAAGAACATTTTATTGATGAGATTTATTGTGTATCAGTAAACGATTCGTTTGTTATGAATGCTTGGGCAAACAATGAAGAAATTAAAAATGTTAAAGTAATACCTGATGGTTCTGGTGAGTTTACTAGACAAATGGGTATGCTTGTCAAAAAAGACGATAAAGGTTTTGGTTACCGATCTTGGAGATATGCTATGATAGTAAATGATGGTATCATAGAAAAAATATTTGAAGAACCTGGTAAATCAGATGATTGTACTACAGATCCCTATGGTGAGTCTTCACCAGAAAATGTATTACAATGGTTAGATATGGGAAAAAACAACTAGCATTGACAATAGGACAATACTGTGTTATATTATAATATGTTAAATTATGAAGGAGTGATATATGAATCTATCAAGTGATACGATTGCTGTACTAAAAAACTTTTCTGACATTAATCAGAATATTCTGCTTAAACCAGGAAATAAAGTACAAACAATCTCAACAATGAAAAACATTTTGGCTGAGGCTGAAATATCAGAAAAGTTTGATAGCGAGTTTGCTATCTATGATCTACCAGAGTTTTTAAGATCAGTAGAACTATTTGAAAAACCAGAACTAAAATTTAATGGTGGTTCAAATGTACAAATCGCTGACACAAACTCTAAACAATCAGTTAAGTATTTCTTTGCTGACAAGTCAGTTATTGTGGCGCCTACTAAAAACATCACAATGCCTGATAAAGAAGTTAATTTTACTTTGAAAAAAGAAACGTTTGCTAAGTTATTAAAGGGTGTTACAACTCTTAATTTACCAGATGTTGCTGTTGTTGGTGATGGTACAAACATCAAACTTAAAGCTACAGATAAAAAGAACAAGTCATCTAACGAATATTCTTTAAATGTTGGTGAAACAGATAAGAACTTTACGGCTTATTTTAAGGCAGAAAACTTTAAAATGGTTGGTGATGATTATGATGTAGCTATCTCTAAACAAAAGATAAGTCATTTTGTTAATAGAAACAGATCAATACAGTATTGGATAGCATTAGAACCTGACTCTGAATTTTAAGGGAGGTTTAAATGTCTGACTTTTTATGGGTTGAAAAATACCGTCCTAAAAAAATATCTGATTGTATCTTAACTGCTAGTCTAAAAGAAACATTTACTAGTTTTCTAAAACAAAAAGAAATACCTAATCTACTTCTATCTGGTACTGCTGGTACTGGTAAAACTACAGTAGCAAGAGCCTTATGTGAGGAACTTGGTGCTGATTATATTATTATCAATGGTTCAGATGAAGGCCGACAAATAGATACATTAAGACATAAGATTAAAAACTTTGCCTCTACTGTATCTCTTACCGAAGAATCTAATCATAAAGTTGTCATAATTGACGAGGCAGATTACATGAACGCCGATAGTGTTCAACCTGCTTTAAGAAACTTTATAGAAACATTTTACAATAACTGTAGATTTATATTTACATGTAATTATGTTAATAAGATAATACCTGCCTTACATAGTCGTTGTACTGTAATTGATTTTGCCATTAAGAATGGTCAAAAGGTTAAGACAGCTACTGCCTTTATGAAACGTTTAGAGGGTGTTTTAAAAGATGAGAATATAGAATTTGAGAAGAAAGTATTAGGCGAACTAATACAGAAATACTATCCAGATTTTAGAAGAACTATAAACGAACTTCAAAGGTACTCTGTAAGAGGTAAGATTGACAGTGGTATACTGTTTAGTCTATCGGAGGCGAACACCAAAGACTTGATTGTATCATTAAAAGATAAGAAGTTTAATGATATGAGAAAGTGGGTGGTTCAAAACCTAGACAAAGAGGCTGCCTTTTTATTCAAAACTATCTATGATGTTCTATATACAGCATTAGATTCTAAATCTATACCTCAAGCAATATTAATTTTAGCTGGATATCAATATAAATCTGCTTTTGTGGCCGACCAAGAGATAAATATGGTCGCTTGCCTCACAGAAATAATGGCAAGTTGTAAATTTAAGTAGAGGATATAATGGCGAAAAGAACATTATTTAGAAAGCTGATAGTAAAGTTAAGAATGTTTTGGGCTGATTTTAGAGGACATCATGGTAAAGTTTGGGATTATGAACCAGGCGATTACTATATGGGTAGTCATAAAGGTCATAACAAACATTTAAGAAAAAAATAGAAAGTCAAGTTTATATTATGTATGAATTGAAAGATTATCTAAACGCAATTAATTTCACAAAACAACAATTATTAGATACAGACGACCTAACATGGGAAAAGAAGTA